TCAATAAACATATTGCCATTGATTGCCTCTTCCATTGTAGCTTCCCTCCTAGGGACATTAGAATGGACTGATGCAATCTCATCAAAAACATCATCAACACATTCATTCATCAACTCTTCTTCAAAAGGACGAGACATTTTCCCATATTTGGAAATAGCAGAAGCCAGCATAGATTTTCCACGATATTCACCTTTGATACGTGGATCGCTTGGAATCAAAGGTGCAGGACCACGCATAGTAGGGAAAACACTCTCATATAAAACGGATTTCGTAAGCCTGGTCTTGATAGGACATCGAACTTCCTCACCCTTTCCAACAGTTCCATACAAAGAAAAATCACCTTCAAGGACAAGTCTGGAATTTGTAACCGGTCCATATTCATGAAACACCATATCTCCGTAAACGGACTCACCAAAATCGCAATCCAACGATAAGACAGCTGCTTTCAACAATTCTTGCGTCAATATCTGCCCATATGATAAAGGATCAGTACGGGAAGCAGCAAAGTGCATGCCACAAAACTTCCGTTGTAACGTATTTTTGTGAGCAATAAGTAGTCCTCCACACATCCCTGCTCCTGTTGGGGCGCTATATCTCCAACTCTTAGGTGTAGAGAAAGAAGCTGCCCCTTCTGTAACAACAACATCATTCGAAATCATCATATTCATAAGTTGCACAGTAGGCAAATTGTTTCTACATGCAACTAGTGAAGCTGTAGTAGCGGCAAGATGCTTCAAATCTTCATCAACAATAAAAAGATGTAAAGATTTACCAAATGAACGTAAACGACCAGTGCACCGGTACACGCAAACATCAATCCCACCGCCATTAAAACTCAATTGTCTCAAACGTGACTTAACAAACAACTCCTCTTCAACACGGTACTTGTCAGCTCCATCAAAAGTCATGATAGTTCCATCTGGGATATACTTCCCAGTTTCTTGATTCACAAAGAAATGGTGAGGTATGATCAAATCCTTCCCCCCCAACGCATAACATCCCATACGTGTGAATCGGCCTCCAGAAGTACGTGTAATGCAAAGCATCTGAGGCAAAACTTTATTGTCAATCAAGTCATAGGCCGCAGCATCATCTCCACCTTGCAAAATCGCAGGACAATGATCAGAGTAAACAACAAGACGTTCTCCGGCAAATCTCTCATCTGATAGTGATCCATCAGCCAGTGCTAACAAAGCTGGTTCATTAATAAACATTTCAGAGACCAGGTTTTTAATCTCCGCTTGAACACGAGCTTTGCCTTCCGCATTCATTTTATGAGTTATACCAACAACCATTTCTGACACAGGTGCAAGAAGAGAAACAGCATCAGAGACAGCATCAAAATCATATCCAAGTGACACCAAGTGAGCCACACAATCAGAATCCTTCTTAGTGACACCACCAAGAATGTCGCACACCATTCCTTGAACAACAACTTCTGTTCCAGCAAGTCCTCGCATCTGACGTGCAACATCATGCATCTTTTGATTATCCAAACCTTGAGCCAAGGTCAAATAAAGTTCATCCATATCTGGTCCCTTCCGACAACGGCCAATTGCATCAGAGCCTAATTGACTCTTGGCAATGATACAAAAATCAAGCAAATGGCGTGCTTTTTGTTCAGCATCCATCTTCAACATGCCATTGGTAACAAATACTCCAACAAGCGACTCAAAATCTCTCTCAGAAATATCAACAACTGTTTCAACAAGATTTTGAGCTTTTGAAATAACATGACGTGGTTTACCAAGTTGAGCAGTCTTCCTCTTTGAAGAGAACACATCACGCGTCGAACGCTCGAAAGATTGAGCAACAGCTTTCTTTTCACTTTTAGAGAAAAATAACTTGCCAATAATCAATGAACTGACATAAATAATGCCTCCAATAACCGTGACATCAACACAAGCCATCAAAATCTTCGTCAATATAGGATGTTTCTCATAAAAAGTCTTTTTCCTAAATGACATTTCCATGATAGCAACACTCAAATCACCTTCTTCTTCCAAAATTCGGGCAATGACATCATCACTCTCCTTGTGTTCGTATGAAATATAAAATTGACACAATGCATCGAAAGTATAATATGTCATAGCATTCATGAACAAACCAATATTATCGTATTTTTCTTCAAAACACGAAGCAGCCTCATATTCACAAAACAGTTCATAAGCTGACAATGGAACTGATTCAAAAAAACGATACATAATCGCACGTTCATTAACAGTAAGAGCTGCATATGTAATCAAACGAGCAGTATATTTATCAGGAAAAACCTTGGGTGAGCCACACTGAAACACAGAAAATAAAGATAACACAA